GCGACTTAAAATTAAAGTTTCAAATTTTGAAAAAGATAGCTCCTACCCTCTCACTTACGACTGTCATCGCCCGAATCTTCCACATTCAGCCTCCAGAATCTTCCAGGTTTGTGCACTAACTAAAAGAAGCCCTCAGGTCCACGGGGATCAGCTCAGATTCACCTTGACACATTTCGAATGTGCTCGTCAGATCATCATCTCACTGAATTGTCCGCTTCCCAACGGTAACTCGATCTAGCAGCTCTATGTCCCCCCGGGTTATTCCTCTGAAGGTTGCTGTTGTGGGTTATTCAACGGGTCCTGTCCTGTCGGTCCGCTGTGATAGGTTACTATGTTATTCTCTAATCGTAATATCCAATAGTAATGAACTTAATTAAATGTTGTTTCCATTCCGTAATTGTTTCCGCGTCCGTTAACGTTCCGTCATTTGCATGGTTATGATAAACATTGGTTCTCGTGAGCTTCGTCAAGTTCTTCAAATGTAAGCTCCAATGGCTCCATACCATGTGCTGTTCTCCAAGTATTCATCCGGAGTGTTAGTCCCTCAAAATATGGTTTACCCCAGCCGAAAGCAAACCTCTGGGCGTCTTCCATGTTTCCCGTGAGCTGTAAAAGATCGTTGTCTGATTTTCGAATCCAGTTCGTCAAACGAAACATCGTATCTTCCCGCATCATAGCAAACCAGCGGAGTCCTTGTTTTCTAAACTTGCATTTAAGAAACTCGACATCCTTAACCGATTTGTACGGAATAGGAATTTTCCCATCTTTGGTCGGTGGCACCGCAGTCACGCCGTACTTAGCGAAATTTGCGCAGATTGTAAGCGCGTTGTAATTTTTCGCAGCACGGCCGCTGGCAGCCCCGATGTTGTCATCGCCCAATTTCGATTCTCGGGCGTGTGTGCTCTTTTGTTCCAGAGAGGCGATCTCTGGGTCCGCTACCTCCATTATTTCCGTGTAGATCATATTGGATGTGTGATCATGCACGTCAGAGTTTCCAGTAGATGTTGTTTTAACACCGGAACTCATTCCAGTATTCACTTGGTACATGATGTTAAGTACCACATGAACTCTCGAGGTAATCGAGACCATTGCGTGTTTGCGCATATTGAACATTTCGAGATCTAATTCGTATGTCCACATTGCTTTGCTCCAATTCTCATAGCAGTCATGTTGGTATTCTGCTAGCATGGCTTTTGCGTCCCATTTTTCCACATCGTGGTCAAACATGAACGGTCCTGCCACTCCGAGATACAGCATCAGATCGCGAGGATCTGACCCATGCATATCAAAGCCAAGTGCGTTTCCGAGCTCGAACTCACTATCTCCTATTACTGCAAGGATCGCGCCGTACAGTCTAGTAAGAGTAATGAGCCAAGCAACGTTGCACACATTGAAAACACGCGTTTTGCCGATTCTGATTTTCTCAACCGGCCGTAGTTCATCCTTCAGCCAATCCGCGTAGTAGTTATTCCTAATTTCGCCAATCTTCAAGCCTTCCCAGATGTCATCCAAATCTTTTTGCAACTGTGCATTTGGCTTCCACAGCTTGGATCCGTCCTCTCGAGTCCCGTAGAGCTCGAAAAGATGTCGTTTTCCAGATGAACGCCCACGTTCGCAAATGTAGGGCCATCCAGGAGACGAATCCATGTTCAGGGGCTCAGAAATCCCAGGTATTCCGTTAATGGCTTCGTCCAACGTGAATGTTCGTATTGGTCCGTGCCACTGCCTACATCGCTTCATAAGTTGTTTTAATTTATAGCGACGGGATATTTTTCGAAGGCGCAATGGTCGCACCTCGCTTGGAAAACCGAATTTACTGGCGTTGGTTTGCCAGACGTCCCCTTTAAACCGCGCATCATGTCGTGACAACACAGCCGGCTCCTCCTTGTGCTTAAATAATTGATCAAAACACGCAGATTGTTTAATTTTTGATTTCGAACCAGTGTTGATAGCATACTGGTCCTTAAGCTCTCCGATGATCGTAATCTTTCCTTCAAATCGTAAACGAAGCGCTTTCTCCTCACCCTTCTCGACTTTAGAATTGAATTCCTCAGCCGGAAGGTTGATTTCCCGTTTCAAGAATTGTTTTTCGACGGGAACCACCTGTGTAGCTGGTTGGCTCAAATCGCCAAGGTACTCCCTAAACAAAACCATCGCGTACCCTATTGACTTTGACTTTGAGCCAGCAACGTGCATTCCAATGATCTTGTGGTGCACATGGGTGTTGACTGCCAGCAAAACTCCTCCACAGTCTCCTTTCTTCGAATCCATGTCATATTTCCAGGTGTAATCCATGACAAAATCCTTCTCAGCTTCGTCACAACTATCCGTAAGATTTTTGACCATATCCAATTTCTTGAGGTGAGTGGTGTTAAATTCCGTGATTTGGGTGTTCTTTCGCGTAATGAGTGACCCTGCTCCGTACAGAGCGGTGTTCAAGTCCTTCATATCAGCAATGTGTCCAGAGATGTCCTTGAATGAATTAAAACATCTATTGTCCCGAAGGTCAACTCTACAAATGTCCTGATAGTGATCATTTAGTGGTGACGTGTAGAGATGGACATTTTTCTTTTCGCAGGTCATGGTGTAATAGTGACCTTCGCGAATGATTTGGAAAACCCAAACTCGCTGATTAAAGACTTCCCCAAAAACGTGTGTAGGGCACAGCATTTCGAAGCCGCGGATTCCCAGGCCGCCCACACTTCTATTGCCGCACCACACCGTCACCATATTCTTTTTGACTAACTCTGCCACAGCGAGACTACTTGGGTCAGATGTCCCGTGCTTCTCGACATTGTCAATCTGGAGAGCAGGCGCCTTGTGTATGTTCTCAGGTCCTTTAGCCGATTTTCTGGCTTCAGCGTCCCAATCAACTTCCTCAATCGTTGGTTCCGAGCTTTCCTTTCCAATTTTTGGTTTTTGGTGTTTCCTAATTTCAACGCTCCTGTACCCTGAAGTGCCCTCCTGTTGAACCGAGGCAACCGAGTCAACTCGTGACTCATCATTAGGATACAAAGGGATTTCATCACCGTTCTTAGATGCCCTGATTATTGACTCCTTAAGCTTAGTCCGGCATGTATTGCACACATTAGGGTATTTACCCTTAGGTGCATTGTGTTGCTTGTGCTTGTGCATGAAATACATTTCACACTTTTCACACTGATGACAATGTTCATAAACGTCACCATCATCCGGAACATCCAGGTGTCGGTAATCTTGAACGGGGATAACCTCTGACTCCTTGTTAACTTTGCATGAGCCATGAGAGCGAATACTCTTCTCTGGTGGTTTATGGAGGCCGAGGGACCACGATGTCCAGGTTCCCTTCATAATATACCAGGCGGAATAACCAACTGCAGCGTAAACGCAAAGTCGGATAATGATAGACAAGTTTCCGCCAAATATCTCTTGCACGACGATCTTCATCCTGTCGTAAGTAGCCTTCATAAACTGTGCAACTTTGAGGTTCACTTCATACAAGATACGCTTAACCACTAGCCACGGTGTGAGTGCAGCTTCTGTTCCAATCCGATATGCCTCCACTGCAATTGCAGTATTGACATCTTTGGGGCCAACCATGTTGGTGTTGTAAGCCCTAAGACCAGTGGAGAAATAGCCGGCTCTCAGTTGGTGAGTGAGCCCACTAATTTCTCCAGCCAAAGTGTGAAGGACCGCCTCATCTGGATTGATCTTCTCGTTCCAGTGACGCTTTGTGGAGTCCCACACTTGACCAACTTTGATGTCAGTGGGTAGTGGTCCTAGCGGATTGTCGAGGATGATGTTTTCCTCTCCATACTGTCGTTGAGCGTTTTGTCTTTGTCTCTCGTCATCACGCCAGTCATAGTGTGTGCCGGCGTTATCTCCTTGTTCTTCGGAATCAGTATCTTCAGCCGTCATTTGCTTTTCAACCTCATTGAGTTTAGGATCAGTCATGAATACAACATTCTCCTTAGCTCGATGGGCCCAATCCAGGCGATCATTCAGCTTTCCAATAGCGAACTGAAGCGCGGTCTCAGGCGCATTAGAATAATCATAAACTTTACGCTCTTCAATTCTTTTCAATTCGCCAGCCATTAGCTGATTCTGATTCACAAGGTGCTCGCTGTATCTGATGATCATAAAAGCAGCGAGCTGTGTAACACTCATCCACTCAGTTTTGGATCCTGTGGGGTTGCAAGGGTCAACAAATCTGCCTTGGATATGATCCATAGCACGATTCCGTCCTTTTCCTTCAACCCATCGCACTTCACAAAGCAAATCTCTACGTCGCAAATAAGCGTCGTTGTGTTGGACTGCGTTCTTAGGGTAGGGAGTGTTAGTTGTTGACACTATGCCCCTGCTCATGAAATACATTCCCTTCGTTTCCAGCGATGCCATTGCCAGAATAAAGGGTACGTTAGCCTTGAGTTTGATCATCTCCTCTGAACGCTCTTGTTCGTTAATAGCGTCCACATCATCAATATACAAAAACTCTTGGCCGGCGTAGTTGTCCCAAAACTCCATTCCTTGAGTGCGTTGATAACTGATGTTCTCCTGGTCATTATGTTGACTCCCTGCCATACACTCTATGAGGTAATTTGAAAGCATGCTCTTCCCGATAGCGGTTTCGCCGTAAACACTTACGTGAAACGGGTCACACCGAATCGGATCAGACTGCCATGTTGAAATTAGGCGTCTTTTGAGCTCTTGATATTGTTTATTGAGCTCATTATAAGCTTGCCGCAAATCACGGGGTATTACCGTAATATTGCGGAGCAAGTAAAGCATATCGTGTTCCAGTTCGACGAACACATCCTTCAACTTCTTCTCATAAATGATCTTCTTAGTGTTGGTTAGGGAAACGAGCTCTGCAGTGTGTTTTGCAGCCCGATTGAGTGCTCGACCGATCTTCAGGTCACTTTTCGCTTGAGTCAGATCCCACGACTCATCACCAAACAGTTCAAAAATCCCGTCATACAATGTATCGCTTACGCCTTTGACAGCGGCAACGATTCCATTGATTCCGTTCTTCATATTGGAAATATCACGTCCACGAATAGACGCCCACTCCCAAACTGATTGGTTTTTCTTCTCGTCGATGTTCATTCCACCCGACATTTTTGCTCCAAACAAAAGTAAAAAGCCTGATAGGAGAACAGAAATGTACTTCACGTCCATATACTGCTTCTCCGTATCCCCCTGCGGTGATTGTCTCGGGGTTACTTTTGTTGGTGCCTTGGTCTTAAGAAAGGCGGTGACCATTGAAACAATATCATCACTGATTCCGAGTTCAATGCCAAGCTTGACGAGTAAGCCCATCCATTTGATAGGTTTGTTAATGGCGATGCACTCCACTAAGTCAACAAGTATCATTTGAATTGACTTGGGAATTGATCCTTCATATCCGAACAGATATCCGTAGAGTCCTTGAGATTGAATGGATTCTGCGGCGCTGGCTATCCGGTTAACCGACGCAGGAACTTCTCTGATTTCGGCGAAAAATCCCTTCGACGATTGTGGCTCTGATTGTGGAGCCACATCATAACGCCTCCTACGCAAATCTTGAGCCAGCGAGCGTAGTGGCTTACCTATAGCAGGTTCAGAATCAACTTCCCCGTCACTGATGGTTTCAAATGATGAATCACTCTCGGTCCCCGTAGCAGTAGCGATGGTGTGCACAACTTGCACAGGTGGTGGCGGTGGCGGTGTAGTTGGTCGTTGCCAAAAGAAGACTCCCTCCCAAACTGATCCTTGCTTCTCCACGTCGTCGTTCACAGAGACTGCCTCCTTGAAGAAACTCATACATTCCTCCAATTGTTCTTCGAGGCGACGATTCTTCTTCTTCATGGTTGTCAAATGTTCTTCAGAATGTTCGAATAGAACGTTAGGACAAGCACAATCCTGACCAAAGGTGTTGTTGTGGTATGCAATCTCACTATCTGCATTGAGCCAAAAGTCCCAGAAGAAATCGCGAGTTGTCATGATCTCAGTCTCGACCTTCCTCCACACTTCATATGTCAAATTCTGGCGACTAAAATAGTCACGGATGGTATTAAGTTCCTCAACTGTTGTATACGCCTTCATTGACATCTGATCGTACTCGAACCAAGTAATGTCCTCTGGGTCAGTTGCCATAAAATTACCTTTTCGCTCAACAATTTCCTCAAAAAGCTGAATTTGGTGTTGATTTTCAGCGTTCAGTGGAATGTCACAAAACCAGTTGTAGCCATGATTGCCTTGCTTCTCGACGTAATCAAACGCCTGTTCTAGTGGATTTTCTGGCTGATATTGTGGTGCCAGAGTGACTTGTGCCTCAAGCATGTTGGTGTTAATGACTTCAGTTTCAACCTCTGCAATTTGGGATTGTGGTGTTGGAATACCCGCCCAATAAAACATTCTGTAATTACATCCCGCTCTGAGATGAACTACTTCTGCATTGGAAGAAAAATTGGTTAAAAAGCCGGGAGACGGTGCTGTCCGCCCTACCTTAAGGTTCGCAGCGGTTCCCCTAAACATGCTAGGCACATCAGAAATGGTGGCCGTGTTCGATGCATTGAGCACTCGGTGATCAGGTGCAATGGAGTTGATACTAATAAAGTCAGATCCAACCCCAGTAGAATTGATGCGCACCGTAGACACTCCATCACGGGGAGGTGCGATGACTTGTACCCCGCCTTGATGAAAAACGAAACACTGTCCGATCCACCAAAACATATCCGATATTATTGGATCCGTAAAACCATAGAATTGGTAACTGTTCATGGAACCAGTGTAGGAGCACGTATAACGGTGTGGTCTTTCCAAGAATTGAAGCAGGTGTGTAATCGGCTCGAATTGAGCGGGTGGATCAATCATATCTTCAGTCTCGGTCAACAACACCATCATGTCAGCCACAGTCTTCTCGTGCATAGCAGAAGCCACACCCGATTGTTTTTCGACATCCCGAACGGGCTCAGCACCAGTCTGCTTCATGTTAAAAAGCTGGAAAGCCCCTTTCGGTCCTTCGTGTCCCCACTTCCAAACTAAAACGTCGATGGTATTGACCATTGATGCATTTGATTGTAAAGGTGTGTGCACCATTAAAACTGCGCGGATTGGTGAAGGTACGGCGGTTGGTCTGACAAACTCCGAATCAGCGTATCCAACTCGAAAGCTGACAACGTTGTCCTCTTTCAAATCAAAAATGAAATGTTCGAAGTCCATGTAGTTTTCAGCTGTAAGCGTTGGTAATGCTTCAGCAGGGCAGATGACGATCACAATCTTTCCGGTGTGAAAGGCTGACTTGGCTGCCTGCAACCTGTAGCAAAAAGAACCCCGGTAAAAGGCCCCAAATTTGCAGATGTAATCAACAGGCGTTTTTGCAGCATTGGCGCCAGTGTTGTTCTCTGGCCCCACGTTGAGCACAATGAGACGAGTCCCAGGTGCTTGATTCCTTGCCCATTGAAAGGTGTTAGACAATCCAGGCTTAGCCGCAATGACTTTAACAGTCATTTCATCAGTGGTACTCTGCGTAAGTTCTTCAGCCAATCTACCACGATGAGCGCGAGTTCCAAGAGGCATACCAACAGAAAAATTCTGAAAAGCGTTAGTTGATGCATAAAGCATAACCCTCTGCTCCTGTTGCTGGGGAAAAGAAATGTCACCTTGCTTTTCAACTTGGTCGTTTTCGTCAGCGATTCTAACATTCCGGATCAAATCAGCGGTGGTGAGAAGGTTTTCACGTCTCTTTCGCATCGTTGAACTCGCGAATCCTTCATTCTCTCGTCTAACAGTTGTTAAATATGTAGAACGAGGAACCGGAACATTAACTTCAAGGCCATGAACTTGCATTAGAACTCGGATCTCGATGGAAGAATTTTCATTCTCTGGAGTTCTAAATGGAGCCAAACAAAACACAACAAAATTCCCAGTGATAGGAATGTGTGGTTGTCGAATCCATGGTTCATTATGGCACCAAGGTACGATTAACGAGCCTTGAGTCATAGCACTGGCATTGATGTCCACTCTACTAGATGTCACAGCACGAGTAAAGTTATCGGAGGCGTCGGTGTATCGTGACCCTCCAATCCATGACATGCTGGCAAATCCTGCACAGAACTGATTACAGTTGAGTTG